ACTTCAGGCTCTCTAACAACGCTCATGCTTTTCCTCCAGTATCAAATTTAGATTTAATGAACTTCAGTTGTTCCTTTGTTAGTATCTTCAGAGCTTGCTTTGCCTTTTCATTACTATAACCATAATAACGTTTGACATAATCAAGATCTTGGATTTTATCTTGTCGGATCCAGGGAGAGAATCTCTTCTTTTTCCTCACAATATTTATAAAGAAATCGTATTGAAGTCTCTTTGGAAGAAAGTGATACTTATTCATCTCATTGGCAAACATCAAGGTATCGATGTGTCCAGAGAAACATCGATTTATAATGTATGGAGGATATTCCTTCTCAAGTGAACGGTCTTCATCAATTAGATGTTTCTTTGTCTGATTGATACTGTTCAACCAATCCTTCAATTCCATAATTAAAAAGCAGTAATTCTTTACGTTGTTTTTGATCACGCATATATTCGCCTACCGATCGCATCGTGTATGTAAGATCAAACTCGGCAGCATTCCAATCTTTAAAACGATCTTTCACAAGTTGATCTGAATTATAACTTACAAGCATTTTACTCTCGTGTGATGAGCAATCTTTGGCAAACTTATCATGATCAAATCTCTTGTGCATATCACCTTTCTTACCATAAAGATTGTCTTTAATATCATATGGAGGATCTAGATAAGTAAAGACATCTTTATCATTCGTGAGCATATTTTCATATGACCCATTGGTAATATGCCATCTCTGAATTAGTTCAGAATATCCAGTAAGTTTGGAAATGCCACGGAGAGAAAAGTTACTTACAGATGCCTTTGGAGAAAATGAAGAACTTTCTGTCAGTCCACTAAATGAGCATTTATTTACAATATAGAATGCTACGGCACGATCAATATTACATTTAGTTCTATCATTTACCCATTCTTTGGCATTTATAAACAACTCTTTTGCCGATTCTGGATTGGCATGAGTCGATTTATAATCAACTAAAAGATCCTGAAGTTCTTTTCCATTCTCTTGAAGTTGGATCCAAAAATTTACAAGTGGTTCATACAAGTCATTTACCCAAATACGAATTCGGGGATACATCTTAGTAATATGAATTGCCATACTACCGCCACCAAGAAATGGTTCACGATACTGCTTATAATCACGCAAATCAGGAATAAACTTCCCGATTTTCACACATGCACGGGATTTTCCGCCAGGATATCTGAGACAGGTTTTAAGAGACTTCATAATCAATAGGATGATACTTCAAATATTCGAGGAAAGTCATTTTCATTTCCTTTTCAGTCATACCACAATGCTTTGCAGCAGCAGGTAAATTCATTTTAGCACGATATAGTGCTTCATTTGCCTCCTGCACATTCTGCGGAGTTGTTTTTATTTTATTTTCAAATAAAGAGTTTTTATCAATCTTATAGAGACTCATTAGATTGCCTCCATAAGAGTAATCACTAGTCCAGTAAGACGATTAACACTTCCAGACATTTGTCGGTATCCACTACCAACATATATTTGTCCACCTACAACAGCGACGGCAATTATACCCCAAAAAATATAATACCATCTAGATTTGAGTTGATGACTTTTATTTTTCATTTGAAAGTACACTCCACCATTAGTTCTGTCATACAAGCAAGCATATTTATTTCTTGGTCCGCTACGAACGCCCCCTGATACTGATACTTAGCGAGAACAAGCACAGCAGCAGGAATGGAACCAGGAACCAACGATTCATAAAGAGAATCATAAACACGCCTAAGAAGTACGCTAGTATCATTGTCCAGGTTGGCGACAATCCATTTACGAACTTCCGGAAAGTTTTTTTCTTTGAGACTTTTAATGAGATCATTTACCGCGACATCCGAAAAGGTTGCAAGAATCCCCGAATCAATTTTACCACCCACAGAGTATCTTTGACACTCGTTGAGGACTCGTCGCCAATCGGGGAAGTGTTTGTTGATGAGTTCAATGAGTACTTTGTTATCATACTCAATTCGTTCTGCGTCAAGAATGTCTTTGAGTCGCTTGAAGAAAAGAGCTGCAATGGATTGTCGCTCTTTTCCTTTGATTCCAAACTCAACGACGGCACAACGGGAATGGAGTGGTTCGAGGATTTTGTTTTTATAGTTGCAGGTAAAGATGAATCGACAGTTACCAGCAAACTCCTCAATAAACGCCCGTAGGAGGAGTTGTACGTCATTGGACGTGTTATCTGCCTCATCAATGATGATGACTTTGTGTTTAGCAGTTGCCGTAAGCGAGACGGTCGAAGCGAAGTTCTTCGCATTGTTTCTGACAGTATCGAGGAATCTACCCTCGTCGGATCCATTGATGACATAAACATCTACTCCAAGTTCATTGCAAAGTGCCTTTGCTACTGTGGTCTTACCAATACCAGGAGGACCAGCAAGAAGCATATTAGAAATCTCACCTTTATCTAGGAAACTTTGAAAGGTCTTCTTGGTTGCCTCTGGGAGAATACATTCTTCAATTGTCTTTGGGGCATACTTTGCCACCCACAAAAAATCATTATTCATAATCAAATCCAATCAGGTTTACGCTCAGGAAGACGAAGGTAATTATCGCATACCCAAGGTTTAGATGCAATATACATCTTATAAGCATCAAAGGTTGAGATGCTTGTATCAAGTTTATATTCGTCAGGCATTGCTCTGGCAAACGGGGTCAATTCAGTTCTATGGGCAGCATCAAAAGGAAAAAGTTTATTTGCGTATGCAAGAGTCGCAAGACAAGAATGAATTTTTTTATAACGATTGGAATACTCCTCACACAATGCTAACCCATGACTAATTAACCACCTTGAATTTGCCACTGTTTCATTTGCCCACACGGTGCAGGGATGATTGCGAAAGGCACCCTTCTCCGTAGCATAGGGTGTGCCGTCTGCCTTAGGAAGAGTGCCGTATCCGTGCCCCCACTTCTCTGATGCCACGATAGAGAGCATCTGGCAGGTCTCCAAGGGCATCTTGACGATGTGTTTGTCTGGGAGCACTTGTGCCGAAACAACGGGATCAGGGTCTGATACAAAAATGTTCATTATTCCAGAGTTAGTTTCTTGACTATTTTATCAGTTTTTTGGAAATTTACTCGTTTGTAACGTTTTCCTTTTGGATCTGGTATCCAATAAGTCTCTTGATACTCAACTTGAACCATAGATAAAAACTTTTCTAGTGTCATATGGTGTATGCCGGTTTCGACATCTCCATCATGCGTAATAAGTTTCCCCTTTTCTATTTGAACAACGTAGAGCATCACTAATCAAGCATTGACTTTTCTTGTTTGGCAAGTTTGAAATACATCTTGTAGTATCGATTTTTCATATCTTCAAGAGTATTCATATCCTTTTCAAATCCCAAATATTTGAGCATTTGATAGGCACTTTCCAACTCACTAATGAGTCGAAGAGTATTTGTGGAATGAACTTCCATTCCACCAAAAACATATTTTTTTGCGTCTTTTTCGACAAATTGAATGTGTTCAGGAAACTGCATCAGGATGAGGATAGGTGATGATTACAACTTTTTGAAGATTTTTTTGACTATCATATTTTGTTTGATAGGATATTTCTCCTCCCAGTTCTTTGGCAACTTCTTCCAAGATTTTAGTATGTTCCTTATTCATATCAACTAAATGTGCTGTCGGGTTCAAGAGCAATATAATATTTGAGATTATATGCTTCATTGGTAAATTGAGATAAGAGTTTGGATGAGACTACCACATCATAGGCACCAGGAATAATCTTGATATTTTCTACTTTAAAGTTAAAAGTAAAGTTCTTATCGGTTTCCCCAACAATAATAGAATATTCGTTAGATGTATCATTCTTCTTATCGCGCACAACAAGTTTGACAACACCCGCTTCTCCAACCGCTGAAAGATCGGGAAGTTGATACACTGCTGCTGCCTTGATAAGTTTTTCCAAAGTTACGCTATCAAGTTGAAAGCAAACATCCTGTGAGGGAAGTTGAATCTCTTTATCTGGTGGAGAAATAATCACATTAGGATCGGCAAAGAAATACTTCACACGACGCTTACCCTCACGGATAGTCAAATAAGATTCTTCGGCAAAATCAAGATCAGGATCCTGATGAAGACTCAAACCATTGAGAAACTGATTCAAATCATAGATGGCAAAGTCGCGAGAAAACTCTTCATTGATTTGCGCTTCGGCAAGAATATTCTTTGCCACAGAAATAGTGCGAAGTTTATTACCTTGCTTTACAAGAATCGAATTGTTGATACCAGCAAAGTTTTTGAGAGTCGTCAGAGTTTTTTCAGAAAGTTTCATAGTTTTTTCGCGGAGTTTCATTGTGGGTAAGAGCTGGTTTGCTTGTGAAGACCAGAAAAATGATAGAGAAGAACACAATAGTGAATTGCTTTCAGAATGTCAAGTTTTGACTTACCATTCTTCTTACCAAAACGCGAGAGGTATTTGATAGCATTAGATCGACAAAATGCTTCGGCATCCCCAATACTCTCAATCAAATCAAGAGTTTGTGTCTTCGACTCTTGAGAAGTATAGTGAGATTTATAAGTGCCAGATAGA